TGATGTCAATAGGAGAATCTGCGAGTTACCCCCCATAGGGTCTAACCTCACGATACCTTAGGGCTACCCCTATCGATACGGCTCTCTGTTCGTTGCCTTAAGTTACCAAAGGTATACTTAGAGGTTACCTTTAGTAACTAGCTTTAGGTTATCGATAGGTGAAACCTTAGGTTATTGAGGGGATCGATAGGGTTAACCTTAGGTTTGTCTATGTGTTTCCTTATCTGTTAGTGTCCTTAGGTTCTAACTATCCTTAGGTTAACTACCAATAGACTGAGCCTATCATTAGGTGTAACTATAAGGAGGGCCATACCTTAGGTTAGACACACAGCTACTGAGACCATTAGATAACTATATGTAAGTCTCTGATAGGAATGATAATCTTAAATTATGTCTATTATTTTATCTTAAAGGGCTTGACGGTGTAACCTTAGGTGTGTACTATAGATTCCATCAGCTAGGGCGAGATACTCTTAGGAGGTCTCAGTAGCCAGTCAGTAAGGCGTACGAAGTTCTGATGTCCTAATAGATAAGAAGATATAAATTAAGTATTGACAACTTGAAGTAACAACGATAAGATACGCTCACAGTAACACGAACACACTAACTTAAAGGAATTACCATTATGACTACTTTCAATGAACTGTACGCATCAGCTAAAGAAGACCTTGAAGCAGCAATCCGTGAGTTACACGTAACCGACACAGATGATGATGATATCCGTGACCGTATCCATGAGATTGCTGATAGTAACGTACCAATCTATAACGGTGATGTCTTTGCGGTGTTCGCTGATGGTGGTATCTCTTATGAGATGGATGATTCAGGACTCATTGAGGGTGTCACCGATGTTCTTCATATCCTGCGGGTACGTATCTATGAGGAACTTATTAATTGCCTGTATGGTGACTTAGAGGACTGCGTAACGGCTTACGTAGAGGAATTGGAAGATGAAGCCGAAACGTGCGGTTACGGTGACGATGAGTAATATGTAAGTTATAACGCACAGGGTATTGACAATCAGTGCCCTGAATGATATAACTTACAGCATCACTTTCGGTTAAACACATAAAGGTAATGGCATCATGAAACTGAACAGACTCCGTAAGAACATGCGTTACACTATCGCTTATAATGGTTCATTCAAGCGCTTCAAGAAGAACCTGAGAGCATCACCTGATAAGGGTCTCTCGCGTATCCCAGCAAGAAAGCTTAAAGCTGAGTGGGAATGGGCTGTGTTTGAAATGACTTGCAGACAGCAGCGTGAAGACGCGAGGTTAATAACCTTTGGTTTACTTTACGGGATTGATTACGCAGGAGAGGTACATTAATATGAGCACTTTCAATCAAGAGTTAAAACGCTTCACATCCAATCGTCACATCTTTGTGATACCTCGTGAAGACCTGACGAAACTGTTTGGTATGCAGGATGAGGGTAGCTTCAAGTGTGACTGTTCAGGTATTGATGATTTAGCTTACATCACTATCATAAACCCGCATAGTGGGTTCCACATGCAGAATACATTGTTTGATTACGGTATTCGTTTTGATAACTACGAGTGCACACCGGTGCGTTACTCTTTAGGATGGGGATTTGACCATGATTAATAAAGCACCTACAACAATCATCAATGCAGGGTCTTACTTAGAGGGTCTGCGGGATAACTTCAAGTTAGACGTTAAGCTTATCGCTCAAAAGAAACACCCTAAGGTTTACCTCCTGTCTCGTGAGGAGATATCCCTGACGTTATCCTCTATCGATACGTCTACACCTGAGGGATGGGACTGCGCTATGGCTACCTTAAAGGCTATCTACTGGAAGAACTATCGTGGTTATATGGACGCATTGGAAGATTTACCGTATGACCCTTGGCTGACTCCTCTGTTCGACTTTAAGCGCACTCTCTGTGAGGTATTGACAGACCGACTGGATGCTGTTACATTAGATGACATCGAAGCATCGACAGACACGAAGATAGACCCTAAGGAGATAACCGATAATGTTAAGTACGCCGGTGGAGTTAGACGTAATGGTTTTGGTGATTGGGTATGTAGCCTTTTCGGTCATAATCCTGATGCAATATATAAAGGGTCGAAAGGTTCATAAACCTAAGGCACACATCGTTAAGACTGGCCGCTTAATGTGGTCAGTCAGGTACACAACGCGGGACTCTAAAGGTAGATTCACCGGTAACAAGAAATCATTTTGGGATATACTGGAGGTATAAACACATTATGAAAGACTTCATTAAGTTCATCGTAGCGGTAGCTCTGTTATTTTGTGTCATCTTCACGGTTAACATGCTTTACTATGAGCACACAGGGGAGTTCTTGGATAGTCTCCTGAGGTCTTCCAACGGCAGCCAAGGTAACTTTGCGTTGACCTTTGCGATAGTGGTAACCGGTGGGTTCTTCCTGTATATGGTCATAGCGGTGTGGTGGGATGAGCACAAAGGTTTTAACAGTAAGAAACGTAACAAAGAGGAGAATAAATAAGATGACACTAACCGCTGATGAGTTGATTTTCATCAAGGAATTATTGCATCATGAAATATATTATGAGTCATATGGTGAATCATTCTCAAACCAGTTACAGAATGTATACAATAAGATTATCGTTATGTTAGATGATTGCCCTAAAGAGGAGAATAAATAAGATGAACACTACAGAGACTTACACTAAAGATGGTTTGATTAATCCTATGAGTTTTAAAGGTAAGGCAGAAGCAGTAGATTACTACGTGTATTGTGAGAATCTACCAGTCATTGACCCATCAGAATTGGATGATGAGTTGTTCATCCCTGAGATAATAGCTATGGTCAATAAGCGCCGCATGGGTTTACGCCAGAAAGCTATGGCAGTTTACGGAGATTAACACCACAAAGCTATTGACATTAAGATTATCATCAGGTACATTACACCACATCGAACACGCACAATTAGTTTATCTTTTAAGGAATTATCTCAATGAGTATCGCAGCGGCAGTAAACAAGAATGACTTCTCTGATGTGGAATTAGCGGCCATTCCGTTTAACACTCTGGCTGACCACTACGGTGCTGATTTAGCTCGCGAGCAGTTACAACTTGAGCATGAATCTTATGTGATGGGTGAGGAGCGTTTCCGTAAGATGCTGGAGCGCCAAGAGAAAGCTGAGGAGTTTGGTGATAGCTCAGTAGCTAAACCATTAATCATCACTCTGTTACCTAAAGTTACTCAGCGCATCACCGACTGGTTAAACGAGTGGGCTGACCCTAACAAGAAAGGCCGCAAGCCTATCGCTTACACTCACCTCAAGGACATCAAGCCGGAAACCTTAGCGTTCATCACCATTAAGGTGGTCTTGAATAAGCTGGCCGGTAAGGATGATGCTTTCATGCAACCATTAGCTTACGCTATCGGGTCTTCTATTGAGGATGAAGCACGTTTCGGGCGTATCCGTGAGTTAGAGATGGCTCACTTCAAGAAATGCGCTGAGGAGAACCTAAACAAACGCAGAGGTACAGCCTATCGTAAGGCATTCCTTAGCGTAGTTGAAGCTGATATGCTGGACAAGGGGCTGTTAGGTGGGGAGTCTTGGGGTACATGGAACAAAACGGACGTGATGAATATCGGTATCTCAATGTTAGAGAAACTGATTGAGGCTACCGGTCTCGTTGAGTTACGCGAGAAGCGCAACTTTGAGGAGATGGACAGAATCGTAATCGCTGAGGAATACGTAAAAGCTATGGCTACCCGTGCTCAGTCTCTGGCAGGCATCAGTCCTATGTATCAACCTTGCGTAGTCCCGCCTAAGCCTTGGGTCTCTATCACAGGTGGGGGCTATTGGGCTAACGGTCGCAAACCTACAGCGTTAATTCGTACCCATACCAGAAAGGCGCTGTATCGTTACGAGGACGTTTATATGCCTGAGGTATACAAAGCCATTAACTACGCTCAGGAAACGCCTTGGAGGATTAACCGTAAGGTTCTGGCGGTGGTCAATGAGTTAGTTAAGTGGAAGAATAACCCTGTTAAGGATATGCCTAGCATTGATAAACTTGAGTTACCTCAGCGCCCTGACGACATCGACACAAACGAGGAAGCTCTGCGCTCGTGGAAGCGTGAAGCAGCAGCAGTTTACCGGAAAGATGAGCAGCGCAAGAGTCGCTATCTCTCTATGAGTTTTGCCCTTGAGCAAGCTAATAAATTCAGCAATAAGAAAGCTATCTACTTCCCATACAATATGGACTGGCGCGGACGTGTCTATGCCCTGCCGATGTTTAACCCTCAGGGTAATGACATGGTGAAAGGTCTATTGACGCTGGCTAAAGGTAAGCCTATTGGTAAGGATGGGTTCTACTGGTTAAAGATTCATGGTGCGAACACTGCTGGAGTCGATAAGGTTACTTTCCCTGAACGTATCAAGTTCATTGAGGATAACCATGACAACATTATGCAGTGCGCTGAGAGTCCGTTAGATAACCTTTGGTGGACTGAACAGGACAGCCCTTTTTGTTTCTTGGCGTTCTGCTTTGAGTATGCTCAGGTAACTAAAAAGGGTCTTGGCTGGGTGTGCAGCCTGCCAATTGCTCTTGATGGTTCTTGCTCAGGTATTCAGCATTTTAGCGCTATGCTGCGGGATGATATCGGTGGTCGGGCAGTAAACCTGCTTCCGTCAGAAACCGTACAAGATATCTATGGAATCGTAGCTGATAAAGTCAATGAGGCACTGAAAGAATTAGTCATCAACGGGACTGATAACTACACGGACACAGTTACGGATAAGTCTACAGGTGAAATCATTGAGCGCTACCGCTTAGGTGAGAAAGAGTTAGCCCGTCAGTGGTTAGAGTTCGGGGTCACTCGCTCAGTTACAAAGCGCTCAGTTATGACCCTTGCATATGGCTCTAAAGAATATGGGTTCCGTGACCAAGTGTTAGAAGATACTATCCGTCCAGCTATTGACTCAGGTAAAGGGGCTATGTTCACCAACCCGTCACAGGCCGCTAGCTTCATGGCTAAACGTATATGGGAAGCTGTGAGTGTAACGGTAGTGGCAGCAGTTGGGGCTATGAAGTGGTTACAATCATCCGCTAAGTTAATGGCCGCAGAGGTTAAGGATAAGAAGACGAAAGAGGTTCTCCGCAAGCGCTGTGCTGTGCATTGGGTAACACCTGACGGCTTCCCTGTATGGCAGGAATACCGCAAGCCTAAACAGAAGCGTGTTCATCTGATGTTCTTAGGGTCTTACTATGATGCACGTATGAAAGAGACAAGTAGCGATTGCTCTATCGATGCACACAAACAGGAGTCAGGTATCAGCCCTAACTTTGTGCATAGTCAGGATGGTAACCACTTACGGATGACTGTAGTGTATGCTCGCGAGAAGTATAACGTTGAGTCTTTCGCTCTGATTCATGACTCTTTCGGGACTATCCCTGCGGATGTTCCTAACCTGTTCAAAGCTGTGCGGGAAACTATGGTCAACATGTACGAGAACAACGATGTTCTGGCTGACTTCTATGAGCAGTTTGCAGACCAGTTACACGAGTCCCAGTTAGATAAGATGCCAGCGTTACCTCCTAAAGGTAAACTGAACTTACAGGACATCTTAAAGTCAGACTTTGCGTTTGCCTAATCAATAAGTCATAACCAATAGACAGAGCCTATCATTAAATTGATGGGCTTTTCTTTATGTGAATCAAAGCTTTATCATATTTGTGGCATTATTAGGGATAACCTAAAGACACATACTTAAAGTGCATTACCTCTAAGTTTCGATATTTGTGGCATTATTGGGAGACACACTAGACACGTTCTATCGCTGTGACCCTCCTGTAACCTAAAGATATTAACTTAAAGATAATTCACTTTAGGTATTGACTTAAAGAGATTCATCCAATAAGATACTTCCATCACTTAAAGATACACACTAACTTAAAGATACTAACTTAAAGGAAATAACATTATGCAATCATCTAAAACTTTCTCCGCAATGAAAAACACCAAGGCTTTCCGTGAGCACACTGAGCGTGAAGAACTCCGAAAGGCTCGTGAAGCAGCCAAGAAGAAACGCCGTGAAGACCGCAAAGGTAAACGCGCAGACTTAATCATGTGGGTGGAGGGTTAACAGTATGTGGGAAGTAGGTAAGTATAGAATCCGTGAAGTACGTAAAGACGGAGTGTCTACATTCTACCCTCAGCGTCTTATGCGTGGGTTCTGGTGGACTCACCATTGGTATGACTTCATAGGCGCTGACGATATGCCGGTAGGGTTCAAGAACTATATTCCTGCGAGAATCTTCCTGTGCAAGCATAAAGAAGAACAAGACAAGAAAATAACCAAAGTAACTTATCATAACGTGGAGATTTAATAACATGCTGAACATTAAAACTAATCCTTATAAGGCAGTATCCTTTAACGAAAACGCAATCATGAAAGCAGCAGAGAAAGCTGGTTCTCTCATCGCTGATATCAAATATGATGGTGTGCGTCTTAACCTTGTAGCGAAACACACCGGCGGGTTCTTCTTGTCCCGCACATCCAAGGTTATCCCTGCGTTAGAACACCTCTGCGGTTATAGTGAGCGCTGGGAGAATTTCTTAGCGGATGAACGTCAGATTTATAAAGGTGGTATCATGATTGACGGTGAGGCTATGATAAAAGGCGTTGACTTTAACACCGGCTCAGGTATCCTGCGAACCAAATGGTTGAGTAAGAAGAATGTCAAGTTCACCACTCAGCCTGACTATGAGATTCCTCGCGGGATGGGTAAGGTTCCTTTTGAGTTAGACCCTAAGCACCTCAAGGTTGTAGTCTATGCGGTACTCCCACTAGACGTGGTTGAGTCAGGCGAAGACCATGATGTTATGAACTGCGTGATGCCTTACCATGTGGATAGTGTTATTGAATTACTCGTTGAGTATTTCCCTGAGATAGACTGGGTACGAGCAGAGAGCCATGATGTCTACTCAATGATGCAGCTTGATAAACTTTACGAGTTTGTCCGTGAGCGCGGTGACGAGGGGTTAGTAGTTAAAGACCCTCTTGATATCTATAAGCGCGGTAAGAAAACAGGCTGGTGGAAGATGAAGCCAGAGAATGAAGCTGATGGGACTATCGTGGGTCTCGTATGGGGAACCAAAGGTAAGGCCAATGAGGGCAAGGTAATCGGCTTTGAGGTTCTCTTAGAGAGTGGTCGAGTGGTAAACGCTACGAACATCTCTCAGGCTCTGATGGAGGAGTTCACGTTGAACGTTAAGACTCAGGAACTTAACGGGGACACTGAGGCATACATCGGCTGGGCGTGTCAGGTAAGCTACATGGAGGAAACTCCTGACGGTTCACTACGTCACCCAACGTTCGATAAGTTCCGTGGCACCGAAGACAACCCAACGGAGAAGATGTAATAACTCCAAGTAACCACACCAAAGGTCAGGCTTAACGGTCTGGCCTTTCTGCTTTCAATAAGAGGAGGTAACAAAATGTACCTTACGGAGATTATAGTTAAGAGCATATTCGCTCTGTTATTCGCAGCGGGTATCCTATATGTTCTCATCCATGATGATACCAATCGCCCCAAGCACCCCTAACGCATGACATATTTGTGGCACTATAGGGGAACATAACTCACAGAGGAGATTAACATCTTATGTCAGAAATCAAGCAAACACTGCATTCAGTAGGTGTTACCAAGGCAGAAGCCGCTATGCTGGTTGAGGCTATCGAACAATATTACTTCATGGTTGGTGAGGGAGAAGAAGAACTCTCAGCCGTATATGAAACACTTAAGGAGGTAGCAGAATGAAATTACACTACAATCGCGGCAACGGTCAGTTCACCATCCGCAACAATCATCGCACCATTGAGGCAACAACTGCCAAGCGTATTACCTTACCGTCTATCTGGCGTATGCCTTTGGGTGATATCGTAACACTGGCACCAATGGTTCACGTTATCGTCACTCGTGGTAAGATGCTAAAAGCTAAACAGTTACGTCAGCGCCCACACGTTCCGGTGGTTGTCGCTAAGTATCCGCTGTGGCATCTTCTGGTGGCTCGTATTAAGGAGGTAATCTGATATGAAATATACACCTGATCATATAATCGTACGTTTATGCGAACGCAATGAACATAAGCCTGACTCCTATCGCCCAAAACAGGATGATGGTACTTGCCGTACAAGCATGAATTGTGGCGGTATTCCCTGCCTGTCCTGTCCGTTTAGACTAGGTAATAACAAAGACAAGGTATTAACTATGGGAGACCTACGGGCTGAGCTAGGCATCCGCCGAGCCTTGAAGTCAGCTACAAAAGAGGTTACCGAGTCCCACAAGGGAGGCGGTGCTGGTATCTATGTTACAGGTAAGTCTGAACCTATTGAGTTCATCCCTACGCGCTCACCTGACGTTGACACAGCGGTGTATCACCCTAAGCACTATGAGGTTATCGATGAGGTAGAGGCCATTCAGGTAATCGCTCGCAGTATGACCGTAGAACAATTCAAAGGTTACTGCTTAGGTAACATCCTCAAGTACCGCCTGCGGTTAGGCGCAAAGGATGCTGTAGAGCAGGACTTAAAGAAAGCTCAGAACTACAAAGATATCTTTGAGAAGTTCAAGGGGTTATGTCATGATGCAGCCAAGTAACTCACCTAACCCTAGCGATTGGGCTATGGATAAATGGCGTGAGGCTAACGAGCGAGGTGATAATGAAGCCTCCCGCAACTATCAGTACATGTACGAAATGTGGAGACGCCGAGAGGCCGAAGCAGTTCCGCAACCTAAGGAGAACACAACCAATGTCAGTAACCAATGATGTAAACGCAATCAAAGAGAACTCAGGTACACTCACGGAGACAAATAAGAAGTTCATCGTGCATCTTCAAGGCTCAAGTTCTGAGATTGAAGTACCGGTGTACGCTAAGTCTCTGGATGAAGCCCTTGAGGTAGCTGAGTGGACTTACCAAGAGGCAGGCTTTGAGATAGCGCGGGTTCGCCCTGCGGTATAATTACATTTGTGGCAATATAGAGGAGGACACTGACAACCGGTGTCCAGTTACATTACAGCAAAGGAGATTCAAACTTATGTCTACTATTGATTATAACAAGAAAGTTTTCACTACACCGGTCGGTGAGTGTGAGCCTTATGCTTACATCCGCCAGCCAGACTTTGGTAGCGAGAACTTTAAGAACCCTCGCGGTGTCTACAAGGTTGACCTAACCTTAGATAAAGACAATCCGTCTTGCGTTAAGATGATGGATGCTATCATCGCGTGTCATGAAGAAAACTACGCCGCTAAGGTGGCAGAGTTTGAGGAGAATCCTCCTAAGGTTGCTCGCGGTAAGAAGCCATTGCAGCCATATGAGGGCGATATGCCTTTCATCGACAATGAAGACGGTACGGTAACCTTTAAGTTCAAAGCTTACGGTTCATACACCGATAAGAAAACCGGAGAGAACCGAGAGATTAAACTCCTCGTTGTAGACTCCAAAGGTAAGAAACTTGAGCCGGTTCCTATTATCGCTCAGGGTTCAAAACTTAAGGTTAAATTCAAAATGATTCCGTACTCATGGAACCCTACAGTAGGTGCCTCCGTGAAATTGCAACTGGAGTCAGTAATGGTCGTTGAACTGGCTGAGTTCGGTGGTGGTTCAGACCTGTGGGGTGATGATGACTACGAGGATGGTTTCAGCGCAGACGAGAACCCAGCGGCTAAACGTGGCGGTGGCTCTACGGAAGACTCTCAGGATGAAGCCACTTGGGATGGTGATGACACCGGTGCAGATGAAGACGAAGACTTCTAAGCATGGCTAAACCATACGCTGCGAAAGGAATCGCGCGGGCTGGGGCATATCGCTCTGGCCTTGAAGATAAAGTCTCTAAGCAGCTAGAGGGTAAGGGAATCTCTTTCGACTATGAAATCTGGAAGATTCCCTACACGATTCCTGAAAGCTACCACATCTACACGCCTGACTTCCTGTTACCTAATGGAATCTTCATTGAGACCAAAGGGTTATGGGATAGCGATGACCGTAAGAAGCACCTCTTAATCCGTGAGCAGTATCCTGAATTGGATATCCGTCTGGTATTCTCGTCTAGCCGCTCAAAGTTATACAAAGGGTCTAAGACCTCTTATGCTGAGTGGTGCGAGAAGCATGGCATTCTGTTCGCAGATAAGTTAGTTCCTCTGGACTGGCTTAAGGAGAAACCTAAAGAGGTTCCATTCGATAAACTTAAACGTAAGAAGTAACAACAGGGAGGTTAATTACATATGAGTAAGGTTCAATCCAAGCCTCGTAAGGAGACTAAATACATCTTTGTCCACTGTTCAGCAACTCGCCCGTCACAGGACGTTGGTGTGCGTGAAATCCGTCAGTGGCATAAGGAACAAGGTTGGCTTGATGTAGGGTATCATTTCGTTATTAAACGCGATGGTACAATCGAGACTGGCCGAAGCCTTGAAGCTGTAGGTTCTCACGTTAAGGGCTACAACGAGGTGTCTGTAGGTATCTGTCTGGTTGGCGGTATTGATGACCAAGGGAAACCTAACGCTAACTTCACGGTTGCTCAGATGGAATCCCTTAAGGCTGTGCTGAAAGAAGTCGGTGAGACCTATCCGGAGGCTACCATCATGGCACATCATGACGTGGCACCTAAGGCTTGTCCTAGCTTTCACGTTCGGCGCTGGCTTAAAGGTGATGGTCTCATTACGTGGTACGCTAAAGAAATCTAAATAACAAACATATTTGTGGCACTATAGGGAACAGGCTTAACGGTCTGTTCTCTGTTAGCGCAACGAGTGTACATTAAGTAAACAACTATATAGGAGATTAATATTATGAAAATCCGTTTTGAAGAACCAACAGATCAGGGTGTACTGTTTAGCATCATGACTGGTATCAACGTAGACAAAGGTCTCTCAGTTGGCTCACTGTATGATGTGACCAATATCACAGAGACAGATGATGGTCGTGCTGTCTACCACTTCATTGATGACAATGGTGAGGAGCGTTACACTGTTCTTAAAGGTTCTCTGCGTACGTTCTCCATCTTACCTGATGCTTAATAACTCCGGAGGTGCCGAGCATGTACGATGACGATATGATGGAACAGGAGGACAGTATCTTTTTGTTCCATGCACCGTGTGAGAACTGCGGTTCCTCTGATGGTAACTCAGTGTACTCTGACGGACATGAGTATTGTTTCGTATGTGAGCACCGGATACCGTCCTCAGAGGAACGAACCAAAAGGTTAGAGTCCAGACGTAGAGGAGGTAATAACAAGATGTCTTCACCTAAAGGAATGGAACTGTTACAGTGGGAAGCTAACGAGGGTCGCTATAATGCCCTGACCAAACGTAGAATCTCTAAGGAGATATGCGAAAAGGCTGGGTACTGGATAGGTAAACTGAATGGTGAGACCGTACAGATTGCAAACTATCGTGACCAGAATGGTGAGATAATCTCTCAGAAGATACGAGCAGCCAACAAAGAGTTTGCTACAAGAGGTAAGCATAAGTCAGACTCGTTGTACCTTAAACATCTCTGGTCTGGAGGTAAACGTATCGTTATTACTGAGGGTGAAATCGATGCGCTCAGTGTAATGCAAGTGCAAGGTGGTAAGTGGCCTGTGGTATCTTTAGGTTCAGGCGCTCAGGTAGCTAAGAAAACTCTTTCAGCTAACTATGAGTACCTTGACCAGTTTGAAGAAATCATCTTAATGTTCGACATGGATGAGGCAGGCCGCAAGGCTGTAGAGGAGGCAGCACCGGTATTGCCTGCGGGTAAGGTTAAGGTGGCTGTATTACCCTACAAAGATGCCAATGAGTGTCTGGTAAATGGTGACACAGAAGCTATCATCAATCAGATATTTAACGCCAATCCTTGGGTTCCTGATGGTGTAGTATCAGCAGCCTCAATGAAAGAGCGTGTGCAGCAGCACCTTGAGACAGCGGAATCTGTAGGACTGCTATTTGATGGGTGCGAGGGTCTTAACGAGAGAACTTTGGGTACTCGTGGCGGAGAGGTTGTTATGGTAACCTCAGGTTCCGGTATGGGTAAATCCACTTTCGTTAGACAGCAAGCGCTTGCGTGGGGTAACAAGCATGGTAAGCGTGTAGGTATGGCAATGCTTGAGGAATCAGCAGAGGAAACCGTAGAGGATATCTTAGGGCTTCACTGCGGGTTCCGCCTGCGGCAATCACCTCTGGAGTTTAAGCGGGAGTTTGTAACCTCAGGTAGTTATGACCTAGCGTTTAGCGAAGTGTTCGGGTCTGACCGGTTCCACCTTTACGATTCATTTGCTGAGGCAGAGACCGAAAGGTTGCTCGCTAAGTTGGCCTATATGCGTATGGGTTTAGACTGTGACGTTATCATTCTAGACCACATATCAATCGTAGTGTCAGCCTCAGAGGAATCCGATGAACGTAAGATGATTGACCGGTTGATGACCAAGCTGAAATCCTTTGCGAAATCCTCAGGTGTCATTCTGGTGGTTGTGTGTCACCTTAAGAACCCAACCAAAGGGAAAGCACACGAGGAGGGCAGGCCGGTATCCATTACTGACTTGCGCGGGTCTGGTGCTTTACGTCAACTGTCCGATACAATCATTGCCCTTGAGAGAAACCAACAAGGGGACATGCCTAACTTGGTTCTCATACGATTACTCAAATGCCGCTTCACTGGTGACACCGGTGTGGCTGGTTACATGGAGTACAACAAACAAACAGGTAGACTTGAGGAATCTGACTTCACGCCAGACCCTGACGATGGGGATGATGGTGGTAGCTGGGATTCCGATGAAGAAGAATTCTGACAATAAGGAGATTACATTATGTTTAAATTAGTGAAAGCGTTAGGCCGTTTCGTGTCCAAGATGTACAACATTGAAGCACGTAAGCAGAAAGCTATTGCTCAGGCCAAGGCACAGAAAGCTATCGAAATGTCTCTGCAATCGGTAGTTCTTGAGAAAGAAGCTGGCGAACACGCAGACCAAGCAGCACGTATCGCTCTGCAAGCACAGACCATCGGTCGTTTCTTTGAGTAATTCAGGAGGTTACACCATGAGCAAAGTATCACAGACTATCCCTATGTCAGACACAGTGGATGCCTATCAGCGCAAGATTCACATCAACGTCCGCAACGGTAAGGTGACTATGGTTCACCGTTGGAAAGACCGTTATTCCGACAAGAGACACACCCAGCGGATGACCCTGACAGACGCACAGGCAGAGCATTTACTGAAAGTATTACAGAGTGCTCACGCTCGTGCTACTCTGGATAACGCTATGGCAGCAGTCCGTAACATGAAGTGATATACTAAAGGTCATTACTATATGTAGTGGCCTTACTGAATATCATTAACAATATATAGGAGGTGATATGTGTTAGTTACGGATATCGAAACAGACGGACTCCTCAAGCAGACCAAGCGGTTCCATTGTGGTGTGACGTATGATTACGATACAGATTACGAGAAGTTCACACCTGATGAATTGTCAGGTTACCTTGATTTACTGGAGGAAGTTGTAGCTAAAGATGGACTTATTGTGTTCCATAATGGTACTAAGTTTGATACCAAAGCGTTAACAAAGCTCGCAAAGTTACAGCTTAACAGGGACTTTGAGTTGCCTAAGCGTAACTGTCTGGATACACTGGTTATCTCGCGGTTACTTCACGCTAACTTGAAGAACACAGACGCACCGCTATTACGTAAGGGAATCTTGCCCGGTAAACGGTATGGGTCTCACGCATTGGAAGCGTGGGGTTATCGTTTAGGTGTACTCAAGGGTGAGTACAAGGACGATTACAAGCGAGAGGTTGAAGCTCAGGGTGAGGAATACCATGAGGGTGACGAGTGGTTGTATTTCAATCAGGCCATGCTCGACTATAACGTTCAGGACGTTGTGGTGACCAAAGCTCTGTTAGAGAAGTTCCTACAAGACTCATGGTATTTCCCCGTGAATGAGGGAGAGGACTGGACTGTTTACACAACGATGACAGCAACGGAATTCTGGAGCCGTGTAAACTACTCAGTGACCTTAGAGCATGATGCTGCATGGTTACTAGCCAAGATGGAACTTAATGGCTTCCCGTTCGATACAGAGTCAATAGAGGGGCATTACGCTAAGTGGTCAGCGTTACGCGAGAAACTCTTAGCTAAACTGGTGGATACATTCGGCTCATGGTATCGCCCTAAAGGTGGTAACACTCCGTTCCGGCACCCTAAGACCGGTAAGCCGATGAAGAAATATCCTCTGGTCAAATACCCTAAAGCTGGCTCAGTGTTAACCAAGGCAGGGAAACCCTCAAAGACACCTTATGTCAAGGACTGTCCGTATACTCCTGTAGAGTATGTAACGTTTAACCCAAGCAGTCGTGACCACATTCAGTTGAAACTTCAAGAGGCTGGATGGGTTCCTACAGAGTTCACTCCTACAGGTCAGCCTGTGGTTGATGATACCGTATTGGAACACGTTAAGGTTGATGACCCTGAGAAGCAGGCTAGCATCGATTTGATTAAAGATTACCTATTAATCCAAAAGAGAATCGGTCAGGCCGCTGAGGGTGATAAGGCATGGTTACGCTACGTTGAAGAAGATGGACGTATGCATGGTTCAGTTAACCCTAACGGTGCTGTAACCGGTCGTGCTACCCATAGCTTCCCTAACGTTGCTCAGGTTCCATCAGTACGGGCACCTTACGGAGAGGAATGCCGTAAAGCCTTTGGTGCAGAACATAACCGCAAACCTGATGGGACTAAAGACCCTTGGGTTCAGGCTGGTATCGATGCGAGTGGTCTTGAGTTGCGCTGTCTGGCTCACTTCATGGCTCGTTTTGATAATGGTGAGTACGCTCACGAGATTCTTAACGGGGACATCCACACCAAGAACCAGAATGCTGCGGAACTACCTACACGAGACAACGCCAAGACATTCATCTACGGGTTCCTTTATGGTGCTGGTGATGAGAAGATTGGACAGATTGTTGGTGCTGGTAAGGAACGCGGTAAGGAACTTAAAGCGAAGTTCTTGGAGAACACCCCAGCCATTGCAGCCCTGCGTGAATCCATTGAGCAGACTTTAGTTAAGTCCTCTAAGTGGGTGCGTAATGCAGACGGAACGAGCGAACAGAAAGTGTCATGGAAAAGACGCTGGGTTAAAGGTCTGGATGGGCGTAAGGTTCACGTTCGTAGTCCTCACGCTGCGTTGAACACTTTACTTCAATCAGCAGGTGCTTTAATCTGTAAGCAATGGATTGTGACCACTGAGGAGATGTTACTAGCTAAGGGTCTTAAACATGGATGGGATGGAGACTTTGCGTACATGGCGTGGGTTCATGATGAAATCCAAGTGGCTTGTCGTAACGAGGCTATCGCTAAGATTGTCGTCGAGACAGCACAGGAAGCTATGCGTAAGGTCGGTGAAATGTTTAACTTTAGATGCCAGTTGGACACTGAGGGTAAGATTGGGGCTAACTGGTGCGATTGTCACTAATAGGAGGTGATTCAATGCCACATTATGATGAGTTCTATGCTAACTTAGAGGAAACAGCACGTAAGAGTGAAGAACTCCGCAAGGCTCGCCAGAAAGCATGTAAGCACCAATGGACTATGCATGAGGTTACCCTTGAGGGTAGCCCCGTGTCTGTAATCTGTATGCACTGCGATAAGATTCACCGCATTGATAATAAAACTGGAGGTATGTAATATGTCTAAGATGACCGTTAACGTAAAAGTAAGTTTCACCGGTAAGTTTGTGGTGGAAAAGGAAGATGTTATTGAACTGGTGGAGAGCGCCTGTGAGTGCCTGAAAGACGAAGAAGCACCGGCTTATGCTAAGATGATGGCTCGTCAGGTTCTTCTGGCCGGTCTGGAAGATGGGCTTGACGGTGTGGTTAAGTTCCAATTACGCAAAGGTATTCGCGACTATATCAAGGAAGACCTCGACGAGATTACCCATAAGTCTCCGGCTCTGGTAACGTTCCGCTAATTACCTGTAAGGAGGTGTTATTATGGATAATTATCTTAAGGTTCTCAGAACCATTAAGTCTTGCCCTAAGTCCTTTCAGTCAAACTACGCGCGAGAGAACGCTGCGTTAATCGCTGAGGCTGCAAGCAGGGGTCACCTAAGCTGTCTTGATGCTCAGGGACGTAACACTTACGTATGGGAAGTAACTACCGGTGGTGTAGTGTTCCTGTCTCTTTATGGAGGTGCTGTATGACTGTTATGACAATGGAAGAAATGGTAAGAGAGGGTCTGTATGAGTATGACCGCGCAGGGGAGCCTGAGTTAACCGTCAAAGGTCGTCAGCACTTCTGTAAACATAATGACGGTTTTATCATCAGAGACTACACAATGTTGGGTCTTCCTCGCTCTACGGTATGCATATCCTGCGGGTTTGTACACTTTATTACCCCTGAGGAGGTATCATGCCCTTAATGAACCTTAAGCAATTCCGTGAGTTACGTAAGGGATGTTCCGATAAGGGCATCCTCGTAATGGATGGTGACTGGTTGGTATTCAAGGCTATGGCTGCGGCTGAGGTTGAGACCGATTGGGGTGACGATGAATGGACTCTGATTTGTGACCATAAGGCCGCTCGTGAGATTCTGTTCGCTGACATTCAGTCATTCGTTGAGCGCAAGAAAGCGTGGCGTAATGCACCTATCGTTCTGGCATTCACCGATAGTGTTAACTGGCGGAAAGAACTGGTAGACCCTGAGTATAAAGCCAATCGTAAGGCCACACGTAAGCCTGTAGGTTACCGTAAGTTCCTGAGAGAACTGTGGGATAACCCTGACTACATGTGTGTATTAGAGCCTCGCTTAGAGGGTGATGACGTTATGGGTATCATCGGGTCTAACTCAAAGGCTTTCGGTGCGGCAAAAGCTGTGCTGGTATCCTGCGATAAAGACTTCAAGACTATCCCTTACTGTGACTTCCTCTGGTGTACCACTGGTAACATTCTCCAGCAGGACTTAACTACGGCTGACTACTGGCACTTATTCCAGACTATCAAAGGAGACCTTACAGATGGTTACTCAGGGATTGCCGGATGGGGTGATACCGCTGCGGAGTTCATTAATAATCCTTACATTGAGGAAGAATATGAACATACCTTTAAGAGCGGTGCCCGTAAGGGTATGACCGAAATGCGGTTCCGTAAGCGTAATATCGCAATCGGTGAGAACCTTTGGGACGCTGTGGTCTCTATCGGATATAAGGCCGGTATGACTGAGGATGACATCATCGCTCAGGCTCGTATGGCTCGTATCTGACGGTTCGACGAGTACGATATTGACACTCAGACCATCAAGTTATGGGAACCGAGTATGCTCAATATCTAGTGTTAAACTCAAGGAATTCTTCACAACATATAGTGCCTATACATTTGTGGCATTATAGGGGATGGTGAGGGATTCCTTTATGATTAACACTTAAAGTTAATATAACCTAAAGAGGTACAATTATTATGATGTGATAAGATTAACCATTACCTAAAGAACCCTAACGATATCCAATCAGTCCCTCAGGCTGTTAAGGATTATCTATCAGTGCGATATAACTTTTCGTATCTGAGCAAATCAGGGGAACTGTCAGCGATGCGTAAGAAGCATTCTCTTTCTGAGGAGGCACTACTAGGTTTCATTATTGGCCTTGAGTATGCAGCCGGAGTCTTAGAGGAGATTGACAATCGTATCCAGATGGAGACAGATGGGTATTAAACGTAAGGAGGTACATTATGTGTTTTGCACCTAAGGTCTCAGCACCTAAAGTTGAAGCACCCGCAATGGCACCTGAACCTATTAAAGATGACCCAGCACCAGTGTCTTATGGTACAGCCAAGGACGACGAAAAGTCAGGGACTTCAAGCCTGAAAGTGGAGAAGACCCCAGCACCTAAGTCCGCACCTGTGGTTCCTAAGCAGGGTCGCATTAGTTCTAAGTTCGGGATGAATAAATCTCGTAAGTAATCAACAAACTATAAGGAGATTCCATTATGGGACTGTTAAGTAAAATCGTTAAGAAAATAACAAAGGCTGTAGGTCTGACACCTGACGTTAAACAGCCAGACCCTGTAGCGCCAGCACCTGAGGTTGTTGAGCCGCCTAAGGTTGATACCGATACCGACAAATCGGAATCAACTGAGTCTTCCAAGAAGAAAGTAGCAGCAGGCGGTAAGAAGTCTCTGACCGTTGCTCGTTCATCTAAAGGTGGCATTAATATCTAAAGGAGGTCTAAGTAATGGCTACATCCAAGAAAGCACGTACAGGTTTCGCTGAGGAGGGAGCTAAGGCAGCTTATGACCGTTTGAAGAACGACAGGGCACCTTATGAGACCCGAGCGGAGAACTGTGCGAAATATACCATTCCGTCATTGTTCCCTAAGAGTTCCGATAACGCATCAACTGACTATACCACTCCTTGGCAATCAGCTGGTGCTCGTGGTCTGAATAACTTAGCGTCTAAACTTATGCTTGCCCTGTTCCCTATGCAAACTTGGATGAAGCTCACTATCTCTGAGTTCTCCGCCAAGGAACTGGTAGGGAATGAGGAGGGTCTTGCTAAAGTTGACGCAGCGTTATCTATGGTCGAGCGTATCATCATGAACTACATTGAGACCAATAGTTATCGCGTTGCTCTCTTTGAGGGACTTAAGCAACTCATTGTGGCCGGTAACGTGTTACTCTATCTGCCCCCACCTGAGGAGTCAGACGAGGGGTATAACCCTATCAAGGTCTATAAGTTACCATCGTTTGTGTGCCAGCGTGACTCTTTCGGTAACGTCTTACAGATTGTGACCGAGGATAAGATTGCTTTCGGTGCTCTTGATGAGGATATCCGGAAGATGGTTGAGGCCAGTGGTGGCGAGAAGAAACCTGATGAGGAAATCACGGTGTACACTCACATCTACCTTGACGATGAATCGGGGCAGTACCTTAAGTATGAGGAGGTTGAGGGTGAAGAAATTGCAGGAACAGATGCAGCATATCCCTATGAGGCGAACCCCTATATCCCTGTTCGTATGGTGCGCCTGTCTGGTGAGTCCTATGGCCGTTCCTATTGTGAGGAGTATTTAGGTGACCTTAAGTCCTTAGAGAACTTACATGAGGCAATGGTCAAGATGTCTATGATTGCCGCTAAGGTAGTCGGTCTGGTTAACCCAGCAGGCATGACTCAGATTCGTCAGGTATCCAAAGCTGATACAGGTGATTACGTTCCGGGCAAACCTGAGGATATACACTTCCTGCAACTTGAGAAGCAGGCAGACTTCTCCGTAGCGAAGACCATTGCTGATAACATTGAGGCACGATTAAGTTTTGCCTTTATGTTGAACTCAGCGGTTCAGCGTACTGCGGAGCGTGTTACAGCCGAGGAGATTCGGTACGTAGCGTCTGAACTGGAAGATACCTTAGGTGGTGTCTACTCTAACCTGTCCCAAGAGTTACAGTTACCTATCGTTAAAGTCCTACTGAACCAATTACAGGCTACCGCTAAGATTCCGGAGTTACCTCAGGAAGCTGTAGAGCCTGCTATCAGTACCGGCCTTGAAGCCATTGGCAGAGGTCAGGACTTAGACAGACTGGAGCGTTGTATCGCTGCGTGGGCTGCATTGGCACCTATGGCTAATGACCCTGATATCAACCTGTCTACCATCAAGTTACGTATTGCTAATGCTATTGGTATCGATACTGCGGGTATCCTCTTAACCGAGGAACAGAAGCAGCAGAAACTTGCAGAGGCAGCAATGCAGCAGGGTATGATGACAGGCGCGAACCAGTTGGGCGGAGGCATGGCTGGTATGGCTACAGAGTCACCAGAAGCTCTCGCTCAGGCAGCAAGCAATGCTGGACTCGAACCGGCACCCATGAGTTAATTATATTTGTGGCATTATAGGGAGATACTTAAAGTCTCCCTTATGCTTTCAATATCCACACAAAGGAGAACAACAATATGTCAGAATCCAATGCAGACGTATACGCACAATTCGGTGTGAACAATTCGGTAGTTACTTCTGGAAGTGTTAGTGAACACGAACAAAACATGCTGTCTCTGAACGTAGCAGCACGGGATGGTGATGACGCTATTGAGTTAGCAGAAGTAGAACCGGTAGACCCAACAAGTGATGACCCATATGCAGGACTTACGGATAAGTTCGCCTCTGAGGAGGATGACAACGGATATATGCAGATTCGGGTCGGACAGGATACTATCACTTCTGAGGATGAACTTGCTCAAGAGGGTGACGAGAATGTTGATAATGTTGAAGAATCAGTAGCTGACTCCGGTAAGGAAGCCGTAGAGTTTGAAGCGTTAGGGGAAACCCCTGAGGATTTAACTAAAGCAGCAACCTCTCTGAACTCTCACGAGCAAGGCTTCCAAAGTATGGTCGAAAAGGCTGTAGCCGATGGTCTGCCAGCAGAGTCAATCCAGCGGATGTACGATGAGTACAAAGAGGGTGGTCTCTCTGAGGAATCCTATGCGGAACTCGCTAAGGTAAACTTCACTCGTGAATTCATTGACTCTTACATTCAGGGTCAGGAAGCACTGATTGACCAGTATGCGTCCAGCATGGTTGAGTACGTTGGTGGTAACGAGAAGTTCGCCGCACTGATGCAGCACTTACAGGCTACCGATATGACAGCCTTTAACTCTCTGGATGAAGCCCTTGAGACTCGCAATATTGACTTAGCGAAGTCCCTGCTTAATCTGGCCGGTCAGTCATATAACCTTAAGTTCGGTAAGGCGGCTAAACGCTCAGTGACTAAACGTGCAGTGCAGACCAAAGTGACAGCACCTAAAGTTCAAGGCTTCACCAGTCAGGCCGAAATGATTAAGGCTATGAGTGATAAGCGCTATCGTGACGATGCAGCATATCGCCATGAGGTGGAACAGAAAGTGGCTTACTCACGGTTCTAATTCACAGATTTATATTTGTGGCATTATAGGGAGAACATCAGGAGGTTTCTCGCACTGTGACTCCCTTTGTTGTAGCTTGGAATCGATAATCCCGTCTGGTCAGCGTAATGACTAAACTTTAAGGATTAATAACATAAGGAGATTAACACATGGCTGATATGAAAGGTGGACAGCAGTTAGGTAAAGACCAAGGTAAAGGTCAATCTGGTGGCGATAAGTTAGCGCTGTTCCTGAAAGTATTCGGTGGTGAAGTTCTGACTGCCTTTGCGCGTACCTCCGTGACAACCAACCGTCACATTATGCGCTCTATCTCTAGCGGTAAATCCGCTCAGTTCCCTGTGCTGGGTCGTACCCGTGCTGCATATCTGCAAGCCGGTCAGAGCCTTGATGATAAACGTAAGGATATCAAACATACCGAGAAGACTATCGTTATCGATGGCCTCCTGACTGCGGATGTTCTGATTTACGATATCGAAGATGCCATGAACCACTATGATGTCCGCTCTGAGTATACCTCTCAGATTGGTGAATCTCTGGCTATGGCTGCCGATGGTGCGGTACTGGCTGAACTGGCTGGTCTGTGTAATATGCCAGCAGCAAGCAATGAGAACATCGCGGGTTTAGGCTCTGCGTCTATTCTGGAAGTTGGTGCAAAAGGTGACCTGACGTCTCCGGTTGAGTTAGGTAAGGCTGTTATCGCTCAGTTAACTATCGCTCGTGCGAAACTGACCTCTAACTACGTACCATCCGCTGACCGTACGTTCTATACCACTCCTGAGGTGTACTCTGCAATTCTGGCAGCCCTGATGCCTAACGCTGCGAACTATGCGGCTCTGATTGACCCTGAGCGCGGTTCTATCCGTAACGTTATGGGCTTTGAGGTCGTTGAGGTTCCGCATCTGACAGCAGGCGGTGCTGGTGATGACCGTGAAGATGAGACCACTAACCAGAAACACGCTTTCCCGAAAACTGCGGAGGGTGACACTAAGGTGGCTCTGGATAACGTTGTCGGTCTGTTCCAGCATCGTTCTGCGGTCGGTACAGTTAAACTGAAAGACCTGTCTCTGGAGCGTGCTCGCCGTGCTGAGTATCAGGCTGACCAAATCATCGCCCGTTATGCTATGGGTCACGGTGGTCTGCGTCCAGAAGCCGCTGGTGCGCTGGTTTTCACAGCGGGTTAATGTCTCGCACTTTGGGTGAGGACGCTAAGTCCTCTCCTGATGTTAGCCAAGAACTTACACCGGCACAGAAAGCAGCAATCACTCGTGCAAAGAACAAGGCGGCTAAAGAAGCAGCCGAGTCTTAATATTAACTATATGAAACCCCTTGGGTGCCCTAATGGGTGCTTGAGGGGTTTTTTGCTTAAAGGAGGCTTTATGTTACGTTCCAATGAAGTAAGTATTGAAGCCGGTGATGAACTGGAAGCAATCAACGATATCTTAGCGGCTATCGGGGAGAGCGCAGTGTCAACCTTAGAGGGAGATACTAACGCAGACGTAGCCAACGCTCGCCGGATTCTTAACAGGATTAACCGTCAGGTTCAGTCCAAAGGGTGGACTTTCAACATTGAGGAGGGTGCTACGTTAACACCTGATGTGTTCTCAAAGTTAATCACCTATAGCCCTGACTATCTGGTAATGTTGCCTGTGGGTGGAACCATCGCTTACGTTAACCGTGGAGGTTACGTGTATGACCGTATCAATAACACTGACCAGTTCGAGTCACCTATTCAGGTCAATCTCATTCGGTTGAAACCTTACAGTGAAATGCCTGAGTGTTTCCGCTCATGGATTATCGCTAAGGCTTCCCGTCAGTTTAACATGCGATTCTTTGGTGCAACTGAACTGGATGTCATTCTGTCTCAGGAGGAAGAAGAAGCACGTATCGACTGCAATACCTATGAGATTGAGTCAGGTAACTACAACATGTTAGCCGGTGACGTATTCGTAGGTGGTTTACTGAACCGTTAATAGTAACTACAGGAGACAAGCAAATGGCTTTAGTTTCACAAAGCACAAAGAACCTCAAGGGAGGTATCTCACAGCAGCCTGACATCCTGAGGTATCCAGACCAAGGAGCCGCACAGGTAAATGGCTGGTCGTCAGAGACTGAGGGTTTACAGAAGCGCCCACCTCTGGTATTCGTTAAGCAATTAGGCGGCAAGAACTACTTAGGGTCTGACCCTTTGGTTCACTACATCAACCGGTCAGAGGACGAGAAGTACCTTGTAGCATTCTCAGGGACTGGCGTTAAGGTGTTCGATATGGAGGGTAAAGAGTACACTGTTCACAATAACAACGCAGCGTATCTCAAAGCACCTAACCCTAAGCAGGACTTACGGATGGTTACCGTAGCTGACTACACGTTTATCGTTAACCGGAACATTACCGTTAAGAACCGCTCTGAGAAATCAACCGGAGGCACGTTTAACCCTAAGAGTGACTGCCTGATTGCTGTACGTGGTTCGCAGTATGGTCGTACCATTAAGGTGACCATCAACGGTGTGGACAGGGTTAACTTCACGCTTCACGATGGGGCTGAGGCATGGCAGGGTCGTACCATCTCTACCGATAAGGTTATTCGCTATATCGTTGACCAATTAACAACTGGCAAGACAACGGAGGGTCAAGGTAGCCTACCCGGTCTTGGTCACTATGGTGTGTTTGAATATGTGACAACCACTCCACTTCCGTCAGGTTGGACTGTTAAGGGAATGGATGGGTTCGTCTACATCAAGGCACCGGCTGGTCAGCAGATTGATACTATCACCACAACCGATGGTTACAGTGACCAACTGGTTTACCCTGTGACACATTATGTTCAGACAACTGCCAAGTTACCTCTCAACGCCCCTGATAACTACTACATTAAAGTGGTTGGGGAAGCTGAGGGTACGGCAGACCAGTATTACCTTAAGTTCGATAAGGACGCTCGTGTGTGGAGAGAGGCTATCGGATGGAATGCTATCTTAGGTTTCCAGAAAGATACTATGCCTCATGCGCTCATTCGTCGTTCAGATGGTAACTTTGAGGTCAAAGCTCTGGATTGGTCTGATAAGGAGGCTGGGGACGATGATACTAACCCTGATGTCTCTCTGGTAGACCGGACGATATCTGACGTGTTCTTCTTCCGCAACCGTTTAGGTTTCGTATCTGGAGAGAATATCGTAATGTCCAGAACAGGTAGATACTTCAAGTTATACCCTGCGTCAGTAGCGGCTATCTCTGATGATGACCCTATCGACGTAGCTGTGAGTTATAACCGAGTGGTAGACTTACAGTTTGCCGTTCCGTTCACCGAGGAGTTATTGCTGTGGGCTAACGGTGCTCAGTTCATTCTGACGGCTCAAGGGATTCTCTCACCGAAAACCGTTGAGTTGAACCTATCGACACAGTTCTCAGTGCACACTGGTGCTCGTCCTGTAGGTATTGGACGTAACGTCTACTATGCAAGTCCAAGGGCAACCTTTACGTCTATCAACCGGTACTTCACTGTGCAGGATGTGTCAGGCGTTAAGGACTCAGATAACATGACCGCTCACGTTCCTAACTATATCCCTAACGGTGTATTCTCTTTAGGTGGTTCCTCTACGGAGAACTACCTATCGGTAATCACCACAGGGGCACCAAGCAGGGTTTATCTCTTTAAGTTCCTGTTTGACAACGGAGAGGCAATCCAGCAGTCATGGTCTCATTGGGACTTTGGGGAGAACATTACCGTACGAGCCTTTACGGTGGATGATTCCTGCGTGAATCTGATACTGGAGAACGGAGTGTCTACCCAAATGGCTAAGGTGGAGTTCACGCGCCACACTATCGACTTGCCTGATGAGCCTTATCGTGCCTATCTGGACATGAAGAAACGCTACGTTATCCCTAAAGGGTCATACAATATTGACACTAACCTGACCACTCTGAACCTGAGGACTATCTATCAGGCAGACTTCTTTCAGGGAGAAGTTGCGATATTGGAACCTGATGGTAAGATTACTCTACATCAACCTAAAGGTGCTAGCTGGAATGCTAACCCTGAGATCGTCCTTAACGGTAACATGGAGGGTGTGACCATAATCATAGGGTTCACCTTTAAGTTCATCTATGAGTTCTCCAAGTTCCTTATCAAGAAAGATGCCTCAGACGGTTCAACCGCTACGGAGGATATCGGACGGTTACAGTTACGTCGAGCGTGGGTCAACTATGAGAACTCAGGGGCTTTCGTTATTAATGTGGATAACGGTTCACGGATGTTCACTTATGATATGGCCGGTGCCCGTTTAGGTACACCTAACTTACGTGTAGGTCGTCTTAATGTTGGTACAGGACAGTATAAGTTCCCTGTGGCCGGTAACGCTCTGAACCAAACAGTTACCATAATCTCAGATAACACTACACCTCTTAACATCATAGGGTGTGGCTGGGAGGGTAACTATCTCAGACGTTCATCAGGTATGTAATAATTATGTGTCTCTCTGTGGTGCTCACTTTTTGTGGCATTATAGGGAGACACTACTATAAGGGGGTTAACCTTTATGATGTACATAAAACAAACAACTCAACGAGATATCGATACGTTCGAGCCAGCAGAGGGTGATTTACTTGAGGCAGAAGCCTTAGGCATTTCCCCTGCGTTTCCTGAGCCTGAACATTGTGTCAGCCTTATTGACCACTGGCAGCGCTGTATTGCTATAGGCGGTAACGAGGGAGACCGTGTATGGTTCGTTACGAGCAAACTAATCAATACTCTCAGTAAGGAATCTAAACGTGAGTTCCGTAAGGTGATTATGGAATATCGTGATAAGATGCTTGACCAATATGGACAGATATTTAACTATGTGTTCGTAGGGAATCATGAGCATATCCGGTTCCTTAAGTCTATCGGCGCGGTATTCCATAATGACTTTTGCGCTGATGGTAAATTCCAACTGTTCACTATAGGAGGTGCATAATGTGCTGGGCGGCAGCGATTCCTGTAGCGTTAGCAGGAGCACAGGCCATTGGAGGTCAAATCTCAGGAGCACAGGCAGCTAAGGCTCAGAATGAAGCTCAGAGACTCCAAGCCATTAACGCAGTACGTCAGGCTAACTGGCAGAATGCAGACCTAGCGTTGCAGCAGCGGGACGCCTTAGACGTAGCTACCCAAGAGTTGACCGCTAAGAACATGGAGCAGGTTCAGGCTTTAGGTACAGTCCGAGCGGCTATCGGTGAGTCCATGATGGAGGGTAACACCATGAAGCGTATCGAGTCGGTCACTAAAGGTGAATACGTACGAAACGCCAATATGGTCACCGAGAACTATCGCCGTGACTATGCCTCAATGTTTGCACAGCAAGTGGGTAACACAGAGTCTGCCAAGGCTCAGGTCAATGAACTCAATCGCACAATGCGTAAAGGTAAGAGTCCTCTGGCTCAAGCCCTTGAGGTCGCTATTCCTGTAGGCGGTGCTTTCGCTACTGAGTACATGAGGGACGGGTTCAGTTCAGACAAGAGCGTATTCAATAAAGGAGGTAAGAAATAATGAGCAAGGTAAGTGAATCCTTACAGCGGCCTCAGAGCATGGAACGTTTACGCCCGTCCTATCGTGGGGCTAACTTTCGGGCACCATCCGTAGGTGTCAAACAGACAGACCCTCACTGGCTGGAATCACTAGCTCAATGGGGTCAGAAAGGTTATGCTCTTTATGAGGAACACGCCAAGAGTAAGGCCGATGAGCGCTCTAACGAGATTATCCGTAAGCTGACACCTGAGCAGATTCGTCAGGCTCGTAACGATGGAGTTCTTCTGTATCAGGATGACCCTTACGCTATGGAAGCCTTGAAGTTTAAGATTGGTCGTAACTCAGCGTTTCTCATTGATAGTGATATTCAGAATAAGCTTGATACCTACGATTCACGGGAGAAGCTGGATGAGGCTCGCTATAAAGCTCTGGCTGAGGGTGCAGTAACATACGCTCAGATGTATGGCTTTGACCCTGAGGATGAGATATTCAAGAAAGGGTTCGATAACGATATCGTAGAGCGTAACATCTCTCTTTACGGTGCTCACGATAAGTTATTGTCTGACCGTAATCAGAACGCGGCGTTACTCAACTCAAGGACTGAACTTAATGGTGCCCTGCAAGACCCTAACTTCCTGCGGGAGAAAGAGAGTTCTCAATTCTTTGCGGACTATATCTCCAACGGTCTCGTTATGGGAACCATCTATAATGATGCTCAAGGTAAACAACTCATCCAGCAGTCCCTTACCGATGTAACCAAACGTGAGGGTGGTGCAGCTTTCCTTGAGAACTTAGCCGATAAGAAAGTTACCCTTGATGGTGCTGAGACTACCTATAAGGACTTACTTGGCGAGGCTCAATGGAATCTTCTGGTAGCACAAGCATCAGAGTCTCAGTACAGTATCGACGCTAAGAAGACTGAGAAGTTACAACTCTCCATTAACTCAGCGTTGAACCAAGAAGACCCTAAAGATGGCTGGGCGCAAATTCAGCAACTCAAGGAGACAATCAACCGTGAGCAACCATCAGAGATTATGACTCCGCAGCGCCAGATGATTATCCAAGCAGAGCAGCAACTTCAAGACCTGATGGTTAAGAAGCAGCAGGAGATTGTTAAGCGTCTGGATAAGCAGCAGAAAGCAGCCAACAAACAGGCAGTCATTGAGGATGCATTCAATAAGCGTCTGGCCGGTGAGTGGGTCTCTACGGACTACAACCAAATGCCAGTCAATGAGAATACCGGTGAGTTCTCTCAAAGTGACATGGTGAACTTTGCTCAGAACAAACTCAGTCAGATTGACGCAATGTCTATCCCTGAGGACGAGAAAGACCGCCTCAAGCTGGAGTACCTGCGGGTTGACTCCAAGGATGGTGCTTTCCGTCAGGCAATAGGGACTATGATTACCGATGCTTCCGGTGAGTGGACTGGTGCGGTAGTTAACGGTAAGATGCCAGCGGAGACTCCAGCAATGGATAACCTACGGCGCTTACGTAACGCTAACCCTCAGTTAATCGCTGCGTTATACCCTGAACAGGTCGAACTGTTTAACACTATGGATATGCTTGACAGTATGGGGGTAGACCCTCAGGTTCTCATCGACTCTGACCGGTCACAGATGCGTCTGTCCAAAGAGCAACGTGTAGAGGACGAGCGAGCATTCTCAGCAGCACTGAATGACTCTCAGGTTCCGGAGATTGCTTTTATGCCTAACGAACTGCGTGACTCAGCGTTGACTATCTATAACGCATGGAAGTACCGTACTGGTAACCCTAACGAGGCCATGAAGCAAGTACAGAAATACCTCAAGGAATCTACCACTACGTTCACTAACCCTAAGGCTTCCAAAGGAACAGTGGGTGTGCTTCCTAAGTACATGCTGCAAGTTACGGATGACCCTAAGTCTGCGGAGATAGGCCAGAACATTATCAATGATGTGGTCAATGAGCGACTTAAGGCGAACCCTTGGGTTTACAACGGGGTAGTCAATGTGTCAGCGCAAGGCGGTAATATCGTAATCACTGATGCGACTAACGACGATGTAGTCCGTATGGTTATCTCTCCGGAGGACTTACGAGACCGATATGCAGAGATGCAACGTAAAGAGCAAGAGAAGAAACAGGCCAAACTTGAGGAAGAACTCAAAGGCTTGAACAAACGGGTGGATAGCTCAGGGTTAACCGCTGGAGGAATCCAGAAAGCCCAATGGAGTATCCCGCCTAAGAAATAATAACTTAAGGAGGTAATCTATGTCTCGTGGTGTACGTAACAATAACGTAGGTAACATCATGAAGTCTAATGACCAGTGGAAAGGTCTGGTCGGTTATGATGAGGATGGGTATGCAATTTTTGAGTCCCCTGAGTATGGGGTACGAGCCAAAGGCCGTGTCCTGATGACTTATGGTCGCCAAGGTCGCAATACCTTACCGGCAATCTTTGAAAAGTATGCACCGAAAGGTCACGGTAATAATGACCCAGCAGCTTACGCTCAGTTCGTAGCCAACGAGACAGGATTTGCACTTAACGAGGAATTAGACCTCCAAGATGAGAATACCCTGATGAAGCTCGTACAGGCTATGGCTGTTCAGGAGAACGGACGTGAAGCCCTTAAGGACTACACTCCGGATATCTATCTGGCCGGTATCCGTGCGGCACTCTCCGGTGAGGGTATCACCCCAAAGGGTAAACCTATCGCGGCAACGGATGACCCGTTAGGCTTAGGTGAGCGTGAGGTTAAGCCGACGATAGGAACAGAAGTACCAGAAGTTAAATCTTTTAGTGCTGAGGGGGTGGAACAAGCCCCCAAACGTAAATCCTATAGTCGAGACTTTTGGGAAACTCAGGGGGAAACCTTAGAGGACGCAGAGAACAAATCTTCATGGTTCGGCTTCACGGATGTAGCCTCAGCGGAAGCACAGCAGTCTCTGATTGGTGTAGCTTATCGTTCAGCCAAAATGGAACGAGGCTTTGAGACTCTGGACTCTATGTTGACTCCTACAGGGTTTAACCGCCACACGTTCACTCCTGAGGAGATTGAGCGTATCCGTAACGAGGTTAAAGACCCAGCTTACATTAACGCTGTAGGTGGCTCTAAGCCTGAGACTCTGGACAACGCAATCAAGTTAGCCAATGATAACTATGAGGCTGACCTTAAGCGAGCCAACGCAGGAACAGCAGCGCAACTGTCAGGAGGTCTCTTTGGTGCAGCCATTGACCCTCTATCCTATGTTCCTCTCGTGGGTATTACCGGTAAGGGCTTGAAGCTGACCAATAAGGTATTCCGAGTTGGTTCACAGACTGCGGTATCCGCCGGTATCTCTGAGGCTTACCTGAGAGGTATTAATGGTGGAGAAGCACACTACGCTAACGCTATGCTGGCTGGTGCATTCTTTGGGTCTGGTATGTCCGTTCTGTCTGACCTTGTGGGTAAGGCTCTTAACCGAGCCAAAACTGATGGTGCCCCTAAACCTCTTGATGAGGCTGGTAAGGTGAACAACGAGTTCGCTAACCCAGCGATGCGCCTTGAGGCTCGTGAGACTGCCCGTAACACTGGTGGTGAGGACTTATCCAAGGTTCCTCCTAGCGATGCAAGGGTGTTCCATGATGACGCTGTAGTTCCTTATGCAGACCATCCTACAGAGGCCGGTGCGGTTATCCTACAAGACCGTTCAGTTATCTCCGCAGAGAACCCGATTAACCCTAAGACCCTTAAGGAGTTCCGTGAGTTAGACCCTGAGAACACCAAGGCAGCGTGGGGTATCAAGACTGGTGGCCTGACTGAGATTGGTCTCAAGGTATTACGTTCAGACAACGAGAACGTTCGTGCTTTAGGTTATGACCTCGTGCGCTCTCCTACAGGTATGCAGGACGGGTCTAGCGGTAAGTTCGGTGCAACCGCAAGTGATATTCATCTCCTTGAGGGTTCACTTGATAAGCGCGACTACAACATGATTAATGACCACATGAAAGCGGCTATGAGTGACCCTGAATGGACTGCCGGTGCTGTACGGTTACCTAAAGAGGCTGTACGCCAAGAAATCTATCGCAGAGTCGCTACCGCCATTGAGCGCCCTGAACTGCGTGAAACCCTCACAAAGGCAGAGCGTAATGTGCTCGATATTGTGAAAGACCACTTAGACCGTAAGCGTGACTCTATGGAAAACCCAGCTAAGTATGGTGATAGCCGAGCAAGAGGTTTCTTCCCTGAGAGTCGCCACAAAGGTACATACTTCCCGCAAGTATACAGTCGGTCAGCCAAGCAGATATTCACACGGATGTTCGGCGGTGAGGAGAAACTTCAAGAGGCTATCTCTAAGAGTTGGTTAGCATCATACAACTCAAGACCTGAGGTTAAAACTCGTGTCGATGATTACCTTAAGGAACTGCATGGTACACAGGAAGTGACTATGGAGATGGTCGAGAAGTATGCCAAGGATAAAGCGTATGGTATCTCCCACACGGATAAGTTCACAGGACGTGACGTGCTGGAGGAGAACATTACAGGGATGGAGGGTATCGGGAACAATAACTTCCTTGAAGCCCGTAACCTGTTCGACTCAGACGTTAAGGTGTTCATTGAGGGTAGTCCTTTCTCAGTGAATGACCTGAGGGAGTTTGACCTTAAGACTATCCTCCCAGCGTATGACCGTCGAGTTAACGGGGACATTGCCATTATGGGAGGAACCGGTAAGACTACCGCTGAGTTAGCCGATGAGATTGCTCGTTTACGGAGTACCGCTAAGACCGGTCAGGAGAAAGCCGAGGTAGCAGCCCTTGAGGATACCATTAAGATTCTCACTGGTCGTGCTCGTCGTAACATGGACAACGCTTTCGAGACCGTGGCTCGTTCTATGCAGGATATGTCTTTCTTCGCTAAGAACGCCTATATGGGTGCTCAGAATATCACTGAGGTGGCCGGTATGCTTGCCAAAGGTAATACCCGCGCTATTCTTCATGGTATCCCGTTCATCCGTGACTTAGCTTTCCGTAACAAGCCTGTATCCGGTACGGAGATTAAAGAACTCCACACGATGATGTTCGGTCGCGAACTGGATGACTTCATTCGTCCTCGCCGTCAGGATATCGTTCAGCGCCTGACAGAGAACAGTGATATGAGTCCAGCTATGGCTAACATTGTGGGTTCCTTGAAGTATGGTACTGGTGAGTTAGCCGCACGGTGGCCTCTCACTAAGGTTCTTACCGAAACTACCAACTACATCCTTGATGCTGGCCGTCAGGGTGCTTTAGGTGATGTGGTATCATCCACACTTACCGGTAAGAAAACCAAGTGGGCTACTGATGGGTTCCTCAATGGTGCCTCAGTGAGCCGTGAACAGTGGGATGGAATCCAAGCGTTAATCCGTGAGAATGTCGTTCAGGGAGCAGACGGTAAGTACACCTTTAAGGATAAAGCAGCTTTTGCGAAAGACCCTAGAGCTATGGACTTATGGCGACTGACCAACAAGGTAGCCCATGAGACCATGCTGAGAACCAACGATGTATCCATTCAGGACTCAAAGGCTTTCAATGCGTGGACTAAAATGGCTCTCCAGTTTAAGTCATTCACCTTGAAGTCCCTTAATAGTAAGTTCGTAAGGTCTTACCATGAGGCTTCAAAGAATGATCGTACTGTGGACATGGCGTTAACCTTTGCGATATCTACCGGTATTGCATCAGGCTACTATGTGGCTCAGGCTCACGTCAAAGCGTATGGTCTTCCTGAGGGAGAACGTGATGGTTACCTTGCTCGTGCATTAGACCCAACGATGATTGCCTATGCAGGGATGACCCGTTCATCTCACTTAGGTGCCCCTCTGTCACTTGCTAGTATGTTGGCTCAACCTTTTGGGTTCGATGACTACAAGATGGTTCGCTCGACTATTCTTCCCAAGGGTCGTGCTGAACCTGATGACAGACCAATCGGTAAGGGTCAGGCTGCTAAATGGTTCGCTGGTCGCTTAGGTGAGGGTATCATGGAACAGATGCCAGCTATGGGTTATGCTGCTAACGTTGCGGCAACCTTGAAGAATGCTTACCTGTACAGCACAGCTAATAGCGTACCTGATGAGATGGAGGCCATGACAGGACTGATGAACACTACCAGAGAGTTAGTCCCTAATGACCCCCTGACCCAGCAGTTGTTATTACACATCTACGCTGACCAAGGAATCTATATTAAAGGGAATTAACATTTTGTGGCATTATAGGGAGAGGGACAACCCTATGGTGCCTCATTCTTAACATATAACACAAGGAGATAACCTATATGGCAAACGTCATTAAGACAGTCATAACGTACCCGCTCAATGGGTCTACTCGTGACTTTAATATTCCATTTGAGTATCTGGCGCGTAAGTTCGTTCAGGTTACGCTGTTAGGTCGAGACCGTAAGCCATTAACTAATATTGATGACTACCGGTTTACCAGTAAGAACCAGATTACCACTAACAGAGCATGGGGCACAGGAGATGGTTACCAATTGCTTGAGTTACGTCGATTCACGTCAGCCACTGAGCGACTTGTAGACTTCTCTGATGGTTCTATCTTGAGGGCTTATGACCTTAACGTGTCTCAGATTCAAACACTCCATGTAGCTGAGGAGGCTCGTGACCTTACGGCTGATACCATTGGTGTAAACAATGATGGTGACCTTGATGCTCGTGGTCGTCGTATCGTTAACCTTGCAGACCCTGTGAATGAGATGGATGCGGTTAACCTTAAGACAATCAAAGAGTGGAACAACGGAGCGTACCAGAGTTATCTGAGAGCCAAAGATGAAGCTGAGAAAGCGGCACGTAGCGCATCCGCAGCGAAGACCTCAGAGACAAATGCTTTTAATCACATGACTAAGGCTGGCACCTCTGAGCAGCGCTCTAAAGCATCAGAAACATCAGCAGAGAACTCAAAGAACGCTGCCGCAGCATCCGCCCAATCAGCCTCCCAATCCGCAAGCTCAGCATCAAACTCAGCTAAGGAGGCAACCGGAGCTAAAGACTATACCAAACAGCAGGCAGACCGCTCGTATAACGAGGCTGAACGTGCTAAAGGTTATGCAGACTCTATGGGTAACGCTATTGATATTGGTAAAGTGATTACAGATGTAGATGAGCCTACAGGTAGGGTAAGATGGAACGGTAGTCATTTCTATAAATCAAAATATGGCAGTAACACCTACTCAGAATGGACTTCACCTAATGGCTATCAGAAAGCATGGTTAGGGGCATATAATGACGGTAGGGTTTTATTATCAGCCTTTCACTCTGAATATGGATGGTCTAACATAAGGATTCCAACTGGAGAGTCTGGATATATGGCTACCAAGGAGTGGACTAATCAATACGTTAGGTCTGGTAGTGCAAGCACTGAGACCATTCTCAATGCTCGTAAAAGCCCTAATGGTTCGGCACAAATCTTTGTACGCTCTAGTGATTATAATATAGGGATGTACTTGGAAAACGCCACCCGTATGCGTATCACTAGAACCGCTATCACAACTGAGGGCGGATGCAGAACTCTGACAATAAATGGTAGTAGTAATTCAGGCTCTCAAAGACCCCAAGTTATTCTTGATTCAGTTAGCGACCTGTGGCGCATTGAACCAGACGGTAGTGGTAAGCTTCAAGTTTTTCACCCAGCGACCGGAGCGCTTTACGAGTTCGAGAAAACTGGTGGTACTCAACAAATTGCATCAAAACAGTGGGCTAACTCACAATATGTCCGTAAGTCTCCATCATGGAGAAGAATCTGGACTGGTAAATTTGCTCGTGGTAACACCATAACATTGAGCGAAAGCATCATCGGAAAGGTTATCACTGTAAAAGCTTATGACCGTAGCAGATGGGAGACAATACATGTATTATGGGCTGGCTCTTGGGCTACAGGTTCTGGTGGTTCGGTAAATATGTTCACAGTATCATCCGATGGTAGAACATTAACCAGTAGCTATGAGAACGAGGGTGGTTACTGGACAGAAATATGGGTAATTGAATAATTAACTTATAAGGCCAAGGACGGCCTGACTTTATGAGAGGAGGTATAATGCTTAACTTTGATTTTAACAACGAGATTCTTAAAGCAGCACCAATTGCAGGGGCTGTAGGAGCCGATGGGGTCGCTCGTCTCTTTTGGGGATTGTCCCTTAACGAGTGGTTCTACGTTGCCGCTATCGCTTACACAGTGGTTCAGATTGGTGCCAAGGTAATCGATAAGGTAATTGACTATAAGAAAGCAAGCGGAGGGTTCCCTAATGTCAACAACGGACAATGATAACGGTCTGGCTAAACTTCTGGAGATGATTGACACTGAGTTAGCAAAGCAACTTTTAGCTGACCTCAAGAATGATGAGCGTCGTAAGCCTCAACTCTACAGCGCAATCAACCAGTATCTTCTGAGACACAAGTTCCACCTCGCTAAGTTGCAACCTGACACCGAAGTATTAGGTGAATTAGGCGATGCTCTGGCTGAGTACAAATCTCAGTATGGTTCTGATGGTCTCTCAGAGGATGAGGTATACCGGCACTAAAAGTGATATACTCAAGGCCATTACTATATGTAGTGGTCTTTATGGATATCATTTGTGGTGGGAGGATATATGATAAAATTCAAGAAAGATTTATCGTCTAAAACCTATTTATCTGATGGGTGCATCCTATGGGAGGGAAAACCTTGGCATAAAAGTTATGTCACAGTCCGTGTAGAGGGTAAACTAACCAAAGCACATATAGCCTCTTATAGGTTACATAATGGTGGTATACCTGCGGGAATGGTTATTAGACATACTTGCGATAACAAGAGGTGTGTGAACCCAAATCACCTACTCTTAGGAACAAGGAAAGAAAATACTCACGATATGCTGGAGAGGCATCCGCGCTTTGAGCAGTATCGAGGAAAGCTACGTGAAATGTAGAATAACAGGAGGGTAATTATGCTCGACTTTTTAAAGAGAATAGCCCCTTGGTTGGCCGCTATCATGCTTTATATGGCTGGCTATTCCTTAGGGTATGACAAAGCGGAAACTCACTACAAGGAGGTGATGCACAATGAGTACGTTACGAAACAGATTGCTACTCAAAGAACACAACAAGCAGTTGCGAAAGTCAGTAAAGAATACCAAGACACCCTTGCAGGTATTGAGGGGAGCACTGATAGGATTATTGCTGATTTGCGTAGCGACAATAAGCGGCTGCGCGTCAAGCTCAAGCCCCAAGCCGGAGTTGTCCGCAGTGACGGTGGATGCGAGTCTGCTAGTACCGGCGAACTTGACGAGTCAACTTCTAGACGTCTTATCGGAATCACCCAACGAGGAGATGCCCAAATAGAGGCTCTGATTAAGACCGTCAAGGAACTTCAAGCAGAACGGAATGTTAAATAATAAGGAGGTTTAAATGTCTAATGTACGGAAGCAGAACCAGAGTAACCTCAAGACACTTAAGGCTGACTTCATCGCCTTTCTGTTCGTCTTATGGAAAGCTCTGAACCTACCGCCTCCTACACGCTGTCAGATTGATATGGCTCGCACAGTAGCGAACCCTAAGAACAAGAAGTTTATCTTACAGGCTTTCCGAGGAATCGGGAAGTCTTTCATTCTGTGTGCGTATGTAGTGTGGCTGTTATGGAATAACCCTCAGCTTAAGGTGCTCATTGTGTCAGCCTCAAAGGAACGTGCTGACGCTAACAGTATCTTCATTAAGAACATCATTGAGCTATTACCGTTCCTCTCTGAGATGAAGCCAAGGCAAGGCCAGCGTGACTCTGTAATCAGCTTTGACGTGGGTCTGGCGACTCCTGACCACTCACCTAGTGTGAAGTCGGTAGGTATCACAGGCCAGCTTACAGGTAGCCGTGCAGACATTATCTTAGCGGATGACGTTGAGATTCCGTCTAACAGTGCTACCCAAGGTACTCGCGAGAAGTTATGGACTCAGGTTCAGGAGTTCGCTGCGTTGTTGAAACCTCTGGATACCTCAAGGGTAATCTACTTGGGGACACCTCAGACCGAGATGACTCTCTATAAGGAACTGGAGGATAACCGTGGTTACTCTACCATTATCTGGCCTGCCTATTATCCTCGCAACAAAGAGGAGGCTATGCACTACGGTGACCGTCTTGCGCCTATGCTTAAGGCTGAGTATGATGAGACACCAGAACTCCTAGCTGGGACTCCTACAGACCCTGTACGGTTCGATAAGGAAGACTTGCTGGAGCGTGAGTTAGAGTACGGTAAGGCTGACTTCACTTTACAGTTCATGCTTAACCCTAACCTCAGTGACGCCGCTAAGTACCCTTTACGCATCCGTGATGCCATTGTGTGCCCTTGTGATACTGAGTTTGCCCCATTGTCTTACCAGTGGTTACCTAACGCTCAGAACGTCCGTAGAGACCTCCCTAACGTTGGTCTTAAAGGGGATGACATTCACGGGTTCCATACTGCATCCAATAACACAGCGAAGTACACTGAACGCATCCTAATCATTGACCCTAGTGGTCGCGGTAAGGATGAGACAGGTTATGCTGTGCTGTTTGCTCTCAACGGGTACATCTACCTGATGGAAGCTGGAGGTATGCGGGATGGTTATTCCGATAAGACACTGGAGGCTCTCGCTAAGTTAGCCAAGAAGTGGAAAGTCAATACGGTAGTCTTTGAGTCAAACTTTGGTGACGGTATGTTCGGTAAGGTCTTCTCACCGGTACTCCTTAAGCACCATCAGTGCGCCCTTGAGGAGATTCGCGCTAAGGGTCAGAAAGAGGTACGTATCTGTGATACCTTAGAGCCAGTCCTACAGACTCACCGGTTGGTCATTAAGGATAATGTGTTCGTCGATGATTATCAGTCAGCCAGAGACCATGAGGGTAAACATAGTGTGCAGTATAGCCTGTTCTATCAGATGACCCGTATGGCTCGTGAGAGAGGCGCTGTGGCACACGATGACCGACTTGATGCTTTGGCCTTAGGTATTGAATATCTCAAGAACTGGATGGAACTGGACAGCGATAAGAACCAAAAGGAACTGGTCGCAGCATTCATTGAGGAGCACATGAACAAAGAGACCATCTCTATGGCGAACATTCACACCATGCAGACCAACGGTATGAACATCTACTACGAGGATGACGATATGGTTGGTAGCAAGTTTATTCAATTCTAGTGCATACTTAACGTTAATAACTCACTGGTACTACTTTAGGAAATCCCTTAGGTATCAGTGAGTTATCTTTTTGTGGCATTATAGGGGATAGGGGACGATAAGATACCTAAAGGCATACTGAATAGTGCATATGCATATTGAATCATTATACATAAAGTTACTTCTTAAGGTTACTTACCTAAAGGTATGACTTAGAGGGAGACCCTTTATGTATGGTGGTATTAATATTATAATTACCACATAACCTAAAGACATCTACTACAAGGAGGTACAGCATGTTACAGGGAGTATCTAACCTTAAGAGACTACTCTCTAGTAAACTGCTAAGAGGGTTTCTTCTGGTATCTAACAGTACCACTGACGGTACACTATCTGCTAACCAAAGGTGACTACTCTTGGTTAGCTGTGATTCTATACCTACTGATGACCCTTAGGTTCTTGCCATGAGTCAGCCTTTGGTTAGCCGTAGCGACATAGCACAGGGTCATTCGTAGGTATGATATTCATCCTACCATACTCATGACCTTATAGGGAAGCTATATGCTCTTATAGAGCTACTACGTAGCAGGGTCTCCATTAGGTCTCACTGAGGGTATAACCTTAGGTGAGGCCACTCCTTAAGTATGGAACCTTACTAGCTCTGCTAGCCTTAGGGTAGTGTACCTAAACGTAATTCCTACAGAAAATCCTGAGGGGTGATGTCAATAGGAGAATCTGCGAGTTACCCCCCATAGGGTCTAACCTCACGATACCTTAGGGCTACCCCTATCGATACGGCTCTCTGTTCGTTGCCTTAAGTTACCAAAGGTATACTTAGAGGTTACCTTTAGTAACTAGCTTTAGGTTATCGATAGGTGAAACCTTAGGTTATTGAGGGGATCGATAGGGTTAACCTTAGGTTTGTCTATGTGTTTCCTTA